TTCGGTACCTTGACCATCTAAACTACTATCAAATATTTCATCTAATATTAATAGATTTGTATTTGTACTATTTTTCATTTTAGCGATAGTACGCCATGTAAATAATAATGCAAGGTCTATTCTTAACTTTTCACCTTCACTAAAACTATTATAGTTAAACGTATCTCTAAATCTACTCTTTATTGTTTCATTAAACTCCTGGTCTAAATGAAAGTTAACAAAGAAGTCCATAGACTGGAGATATTTATTAATCAAATTATTCATTATAGGTAGATACTTCTTAATGATATTTGCTTTAACACCTGTATCATTCAATATCTCTCTAGCAATATCAATGTATTTCTTTTCTTCTACTGCCTTTTGTTTTTCTACATTTACATGTTTTAAATCTTCTTTAATTTGTTCTAATTCTTTTTGTATAACGTTTGTATTGTTATCGTCATTTTCTAATTTAGCAATTTCATTATCTAATCTATTTGAGTGTCTATTGATTTCTGAAATAGAGGTATTGATTTTTGCAACAGATATATCTAAATCATTTAATCTTTTTTCTACTGCCTTGTATTCTTTTATCTTGTCTTGTGTCTTCCCCATCTCGGCCGTTAGTTGTTGCAATCCTTCTTCTAGTTTGCTAATCTTTTTCTTGCCTTCGTATATTTGTGTTTGTTTAAATCTTAAATCTATAGGTTGTGTACAAGTAGGGCAGTTATCATTTTGTTCAAAAAATTGTACATCTTTTTTTTCTCTTTCAAGTTTATGTTCTATTTTTGATTCTAGTTTGTTTAATTCATTTTCTTTTTTAAATACTTTTTCACCACCCCATATCTCTGCTTTTGTAGATATAATTTTTTCATTTAGCAATTGTAACTTTTGATTATATTCGTAATTGCTTTTTTCGTTTTCTTTTAATTGTTCTTTACGGTCTTCTATATCTGTATTATCTCTATTTTGTATTTCTTCAAAATGTTTCTTTTGTAATTCATACTTTTCGGTCATTAAGTCGTATCTATGTTTTACATCTATAACTGATTTATTTAATTCACCTTGTTTCTGTCTTAATAATAAATCCATATGAGAGAAAACTCTTATGTCTAATATTTCTTCTACAACCTCTCGTCTGTATCTAGCACGTAAGTGCATAAATGGTTCGTATGATGTTGATCCAAGGATGACCACCTGGCAAAAAGCACGATAGTTACATTTTAAAATATTTTGTTCTAACATATTTTGATAATCTACATTAGAAGCGTCTTGGTTTAATAATACATCATTACAATAAATTTCAAATTTATTAGGTTTAATACCTCTTACTACTTTATATCTTTTGTTAGCAGTTTCAAATTCTACTTCTATCTCACAATCATTTTGATTAATAGTATTTACAAGTTGTTCTTTCTTTATATCTCTAAAGGCACGATTAAATAAACTAAAACATAATGCGTCAAGTAAAGTTGATTTACCTGCACCGTTTGTTCCTATGATTAATGTAGATGGTGACTTTGCTAGGTCTACTTCTATAAACTGATTACCTGTAGATAGAAAATTACGCCATCTTAACTTCTTAAAATATATCATACTTTATTATCACTTGCCTCAATATAAATTGATTTCAAATATTCTTTTAATTTTGTTTTACTTACATCTGTTTCTAACTGGTCAACATAGTTATTTAGGAATGTAACCGTGTCTTCACCCATTTCTAATATGTCTTCTCTTACGCTAGCTTTAATGTCTGAATAATCCTCTACAATATTTAAATCATGTATTGTTATCTCATTATACAATCTTTCTACAAATTTGTCAAATACCTCGTTATCTGTTTTGTTTAATACGATTAATTTAACAAAGTGATTATGATAAGGCTTTATATCATAGTTTGTATAATCTTTCTTTTTATCATCATAGATTATCTTTTTATGTATTGTTAAAGGGTTTATAATTCTTTCTATTTCTCTTGTTTCTGTATCAAAGATATGAAAACCTTTTGGGTCTTGGTAGTCTGACCATGTCATCTCATATTGAGCGCCATTGTAGTGTATCTGGCCATCATCTGTATGTTTGTGAAAGTGACCTGATATTACTCTATCGTATCTACTAAAATCTGATTTTGCTAAACCATGTTCATTGATTACGCCATTTTGCATTTCTACACCTTTGATTTCTAAATGACCCATTACAATTTCTGCTTTAGCTGTTTGTAACATATTCATTGAGTGATCATAATTATCATCACATATCCAAGGTACAAATAATATAGGTGTGCCATCAAAGTCAACAACGGTTGATTTAGTATAGATAAATGGTTCGTGTTTTCTATCAAATGAAGTATAAAGATTTTCTATAGCATTTACATCATTAGTATTTTTAAAATACGTATCATGGTTACCTATAATAATGTGTGTATCAATTTTTTCTTTATATAATCTATCCCAAAATTGTTCTCTAAAAATAGAAGCAGTTTGAAAGTTAATAAACTTTCTTCTATCAACAACATCACCTAAATGTACCAATGTATTAATATTGTTTTCTTTTAGGTATGGAAAAAAGATTTCATTATAGAATCTTAATTGATAATCTCTAAACGCTTGGCTATCATTACGAACACCGAAGTGTGTATCATTCAGTAGTGCTATCTTCATTATATATCTAGTACAGAGCTATAAGTTCTTCTTTTTCTTTTCTTAACTTTTATTTCTTTTAGTTGTGGTTCTTCCGTAGATGGTTTATTCTTTCTTAAAAATTCTAAAAACTGATTCTTATAATCATTATTCGTGTCACCAGGTAACACAGCAAACTCATCTATATTAGCCTGTTCAATCATTCTATACTTTATATTACTTTGTTTTTTCTCTTTCTGTATTCTTCTTATAAAAGCATAGTAAATGATTTGTGTAAAATAAGCAAAAGGGTTATTAGACTTTTTAGGATTAAAGTTTTTAAGATATTGTAAACAATTCTCAATACCATCAGAAATCATATCATCTCTAAAAGTGTAATTAATAAAATTTGGTCTATAAGATAAGTGATTCGCAATCTTTAAAAAACAACTACCAATATAATCTGTAACTGGTGGTGCCTTTCTTTTTCTACTTTCTGCTTTATCGCATTTATCTTTATATTCTATCATTGCCTGTAGAAACTTTTTGTTATCTACATAATGTTCAGATTTTTTCTTTGTTCTAGTCATAGTTTAATTATATCATATTTGTTGTTATTGTCAAGGACCTGTCACATTATCCAGTTATATATTGCTCTCAAAGCGAGTAACAAATACATAAGTTCCATTAATGCTCTAGGTATGTCTTTGTCTTTTATTCCCATGTATATCCATATACTACATGACATTGTTGCAATACCCCAGCCTACCCATTGAGTATCGGGATTTGCATTAGAAAGTATGTAGGCACCTATCATGGCGAGTACGAACCCTAACCATCTCATTCCATCTAGTCTTTTGTAAAATCTAATTTTCATAGGTGCTTGACATAATCTAATTCTCTTGTTATACTAACCATGCTGGTTGTTACCGAGGATAGTAGCTACCCCACTAGTGCAACTTCTTTGAAGGCATTTTAAGTAAATCAGCAATCTCTTTAATATCAGATTTATCTATATCTTTATCATAATTGGAAGCGGCGTTATCTAGTTCTTCCTCAGACATTTCTCTTTCAATAAATCCAGGTAGTGGTTGTTTCGTGTTTTTTAGTGCATGTGTAAGATCACTATATCTTTTAGTAAAACCTTTTGTAGCATTGCATATTGTAATAATCTTATCAACAGGTATAGTAACTATTTTCTCATCTGTAAAACCAACCCATTTAACCAATGCAATATAATCAGATATACCTTGCTCAGTAATACGAGGTACGTATTTAATTAGCATAGGTTCTTGTAACCTTAATAGTTTAGAGTTTTCAGGTAATTGGTCCTTATGCAAAGGAAACCTACAACAGATTTCTTCTCCAGAAACCAGTCTGATTATCTTAACCGTTTTATCATTAACACGATCAATCATATAACTATTTATCTTTCTTAAGCACTAACATACCACAATGAGAGCCACCTAATTGTTCAGTCATAGCGTAGTTTAATAAAGCTGTTTCTTTAAATACTTTCATATTGTACCAACCTTTGTTTCTGCCAGGGTCTTTATCTTCATTAGGCATATAATCATGGAATACTATTTTAAAAGAGTCTTTTGTACGTTTAAGTATTTCCTCACAATCAAGTTTAGTTATAGATCCATCAACGAAAACAAAATCAAAACCATCATGTGTGTGATCTTTCCAATAATCTTTGCTTTCACAAATAAACTTATGTACATTTAAACCATTATACTCAAATATATCATTTCTGTCAATGGTGTACACATCTGAATTATTAAGTCTTAATGCGGCTGTACTCTTACCAGTACCTGTGCCTATTTCTAATATCTTAAAAGCGTCTCGGCTTTGATATAGTAAAAATTTAAAATCATCATCTGAAATCATTTTAAATCCACCGTATGTATTTCATAGTCAAAGCCTTCTCTATTATAGATGTTAACTCTTTCCTGAAAGTGTGTTAATGTAAAGTTCTTTTTATCTTTGTATGTGAGGTCGTCTGATATATCGTAAACCGTAGCACTATCTTTGTTATCGCCGACACGAAGCCCACGGCCAATGCTTTGTAATATTCTTATAGGGCTCTTACTAGGGCTACTAAAAACAATGTTGTGTAAATTACGAATATTGATACCAGTGCTGAACGTCCCGAAAGAAGCGATAATAATTGCGTTGTCCGACTTTTCTGTGATTGCTCTAATTTTTTCTCTATCATCTGTTTCAGTTCCCCCATAAACGAAAAACACTTTTCGCTTTGGGTCTACTTTTTCTTTTATGAGTTTATATAAAATCTCGCCATGTTTTTCAACTAACTGAAATAAGCATAATGTATTGCCGTTGAGTGCCAAGGTCAGATTTCGTATGTATTTATTACGAGAAGTATTTTGAGTTAGGTATTCTAGTTCTTCAAAGTATTTTACACCATATACTTTCTTTGCCTCTACTTCAGGATACTTTAAGTTCAGACACTTAATTTTTAAGTTTGCAAGTTGTTTTCTTTCTATTAATTCACTTGTAGATACTACCTTATTGACCATACCAAACAGACCTTGTAATACTAACTTGTGTGTTTTACTATCATCTAACGTACCTGTAAGACCTATTCTATACTTACAATCTATAAGTTTTGTCATTATCTTTGTCAATGATACAGCCTTAAACAAGTGTGCCTCGTCACCTATAACTGCACCATAGTCTTCAAAAAATTGTTTAGGCATTTTGTATAATGATTGCCATGTTGAGATAACGATTCGTTTATCTTCATCTATATCATAACCATGATACTTTCTGCTGACG